GACCGGAGTCACGATCGTCGACTTACGGTTACGACGCTGCCACCCAGATATCATATTGACGACACGCCTTATACGATTGAAATTGAACTGTCGACGACGATTGTTCGGTATGAGACCGTACATGTCAGTCCACAGCGATTGGTCACCAGCTTCAAACCTTGTGTCTATGTCAGCCTCTTCCCAAAAAGACTGGTTAATCGTGATGGTATCTTTGTAGAAGGTAGACATTCTCGCAAGAATCGTATTATCATTCTCCTCGTAAAATTGAGGCCCTAATTCAGGAAAGAGCATTTCGCTACCCTCATTTTAAAATTTTATTACTTCACCATTATCTACTTTATGATACACAACGAAATTGCTCTTTGTACATCAACGACGCTTTTCTTTTGGAAACTTCTGCTTCGCCTTTCTGAAAAGCAGCCTGTCTATCCTGTCTAAAGCACCAGTAGCTGTGTTTACAATGACACGACCTATCTTTGAGCCAGCAACAAGCAGCGTTTCTTTTTCACGATTCGTTGCCAAGAATATTACAGGAACACAGATGACCACAAAGGCAATGAAGGCTATGCGTACCATCGACCACGTATCATTAAGCATTACGCGTCCAAAGCGCTTGAAGGATGGCAGCCTGCCCAGCCGAAAGTAACGACCAAGCGACTTAATGCGCCTTACATAACGACGAGATCGGTGAGCGTTTCTACTGTTTCTATGATCACGTCTTCGAAGAGGCATTCACTTGTCTTTTTTTTTTACGAAGAAGCCGCTTCATAAACCTAAATCCCTCTTTGACCAGAACAGTCATGCACGGAGCTGCTGCCTTGACAATCTGTAGCCCAAGCTTAGCAGTCGGAGGTAGAACCGAACCGAGTACTTTCTTGGTAACCATAAAGACAGGAATAACCGATACAGCTGCTACTTTCTTGATGATGCCAGACGTTCTCTTAGCAGCACCCTTGGCGACACCAGCGGTAACCTTCGCAGCAGGCTTAACTGTAGCACCTGCTACACCCTTAACAACAGCAACAACCGGCTTATAGACCAGAGAAGCAACGCCCTTAGCCGTAGAAACAGCCGTCTTGGCAGTAAACGATATAACCTTGCCTGCTGAGTCAAACACAGGACCCGCAAAGCCAGTGATCGCCTCCTTTGCGCAGCCACTAAACATCAACGGCGATGCAAACATAAACGCCATCAAAACAATCCTTTTCTTCACAGTACTATTCCTCCTTATTGCAGTTACAATTAAACTTATACTTATTAAACAAAAGGCATCTCAAGTTACAATAGCACTCCAGCAACCTCCAATCGGTACGAAATATAGCCTCAGGCAGGCACTTTTCATCAAGACTATACAACTTTGTTGGCTCCCTTAATATATCAGTACTGTCCATCTCTTCACCAAGACAACTTGCAGATACGCTTAACTCATAATGCCTGTCCTCTTGAGCAACTTTAACCATTTCTGCAAACACAGACATAGGAACATGCTTAAGATCTCCGTACTCAGCTGTTTGGTAGCAGCGCAAATGACTGCTATTGAATCTAGGATTATGATCTATAAACTCAACCGGTGCGCATACACGGACGCATTCTGTCCATTCATATGAATATCCATCAGCAACCTCTTCATACTCAGGTCCCATCCTCGCTTTGTTGTTAATACTTAATCCGACCAGTCTGCCCGTCAGTATTGAAAAAGTCCGGCAGCTTCGACTCTCCGCCATAAACAGACTCATAACGAAGCTTTTCAAGCTCTTCTGCTGACAGATCATCTCTCGTTTTTGGTAGCGATACACACATGTAACGTAAGGCATCACAGGCGTGACTGTATCTATCATGAAGTGGAACATTCTTGTATACCTGCCTCTTGTCATCATACTCCTGCCTGTAATTTTCTATTGCTCTTATAAGCTTTGCACAACGCTCCTCATCAATCCATATTTTACTTAAAGCTGAACGAACCGACTCAATGCCATCCATTATCGGAAGCTTTGGCGCAATAATGAAATCAATGCCGAGATTCTTCGCCTTTTCAATGCGTGTCATGCCAGAACCAAACTCTTTAACCGCTATGTCATGAGGCGCTATGTGCTTGCCGTAGGTGTACTCCTTTGATAACACATGCTTGACGTAGTGCTCAAGGCCCTCCTTGCTCTTCTCGTAGTAATCAATAATACGAACAGTTTGACCTATGGTCTGAAAAAAGATGATGGAAGTAGAATCACGTACGCCGATGTCAAAAGCTGTGTGGACACTAAAGCCCGCCTCCCATGGAACAACGCTGACCTGGTTGTTGAGCCTCATCCTGTCCAGGTACTTGCAGTAGTACGAACCCTCAACTCCTGCATCAAACGAGACATAATATTCCTGCTGAACCAGATCGGGCGACATCAGTCCCTCGTGTATCTCTCGATCTATTTCAGCAGGATCTATGTGCCTGGTCTCATTAAGACCAAGCTTACAAGTCCACCATTCCGGTGAATTCAATGCTAATTGATAAATATCCCAAAAGTGATTACGACCACGTGGCGTACTCTGGAATATCGCCCAACCCTTATTGGCAGCTAGTATTGGTGACATTAGGGCATAGATACGTGGGTTCTGCAGAGCATATTCAGAAAAAACAACGCCGCGAGGGTTAGTGCCCACGATTCTATCTGGATTATCAGACCCAATGATTTGAATAATGGATCCATTTGTAAACACTACCTTCATGTCTTGAGAGTTCATCGCCTCAACGGCCTGCTTGGGTATGTAGTCCAAGAAGCGATCGCCCTGTATGGTTACTGAGCTCCATAAGATCTTCTTGCCCTGCGCGTACGTAGGATACACGAGGTAGTAGACCCCCGGATTGACGAGCGCTTCTCGGATGACGATGTTCCAGGTGCAAAGGTCCTTGCCAGCACGACGACACATGACAATCACCATCCTTCTGAAACGATCCTTGAAGAACGCCTCAAAGATTGGACGCTGGTAGTCACGCGGCTTGAACTTGTTAAGGTGTATCTTCACCTCCACTGGATATTGCACTATTCTCCTTTTTATCTAACCTTTGCTCCAACGCTTCAACCTTATCCGCTAATTCCTCAAGGGCCGCATAGACCTCCTTATTAAATCCGGCTTCTCTAATCCCATAATTATCACTCATGCAGCTCCTCCTCAAACTTCTTCTGTAACGCCTTGCGCACCTCATCCTTGGGTATATGCTCCAGAAACGACTCCATACGCTCCAACCTTGTCTCTGCTAGCATCAACTTGCGCTCAAACTTGTTGCACCTGTCCATGTAATCAAGCACATGATCAGAGTACACGTCAATCCGCTTCCTGTGATAGTCAATTCTGTCCTCGAGGCAAGCCGCACGCTCATCAATGTCCTCTCTGATCTCCCTGATCTTCGCCAACATCTCTTCACTTTTCACTTGAGCTCCTTCTCGAAGCTCGCCTTAGTTGCCTCCTTAAACGACCGCACAACCTCTTTATGCATATCAAAGGACGTCTTGTCCTTAACAGTGATAAACTCCTCGTACGTCACTATCTCGTCCGCTATAGCCATAAACTTGTTCACATCATCAAGCGTTGGCGCTCCATCCCATATCTTCCTGTAAATACGCCACGCCTTGTCACTGTAATTCTTCACCAGACGACCAACCTCAGACCTTAAAAGGATAAGATTCTTGGCCTCTATCGAGTTAGCCAGCTTATCCGGTGGCTTACCCTTGAGCTCCTTGCTCTTGCGAACGTACTCCTTCTCAGCATCCTTGTACTTCTTGTAAAACGCCGGTAACTTTCTATTCCTTCCCATCACTTCTCCTTACAAATGCTTTAATCCCTGCTTCCTTCTATCATCCACGCTTTTCTTACGCTCCTTCTCGCGATGCCTATCCAGCCAACTCAGTTCTCGCCACACGGACACCTCATGCGCTATTAACCAAACCGCGCTAGCAAGTCCAAAGCTTAACATTAACCCAGCCAGCTCACTCATCACTTCTCCTTCAGTATCTTGGCAGCATTCTTAATAACGCCATTACTGCCTCTGCAGGCGCAACAACCATTATAAGAAACAGCACTACGTGACCAGCAATCCTAACAGCAGCGCCATAAAACATATATAAAACACCGCCTACGAACGTATCACATTTTATCTTATCAAGATGGTTTGAAACGAAATCTAGTAAACTAATGCAACCCATGACAGCGCACAAAACAACATAAACATTAAGCCTATACATCACTTCTCCTTTAGTATCTTGTCCTCAATCTCAAATACACGGTCAACGTAGGCTATACCCTTCTCAACACTCACCTTGCCATCACTGCCCTTCTCACACTTCTTGATCTTTAAGCGAGCCATCTCCTTCCTGACCGCCTCATCCATCACTGAGCGGTACGCATCGTTCGCCTCTGTACTACGCTTAGCAGACTCCATGCACACCTCAAATGCCTTATCTTGCTCATGATCTAGAAGTACGTATGCTTTGTACTTAGCGCCATACTCACTATCTGCTGAGTGTGGCGGCGGGATGTCACCGATTCGTGCTGCTTCAATGAGATGCGTACTTGCACTACCGTACTCAATATTACACATCACCTCTGAAATGCCGTGTGCCTCAAAAGCAAAATCCGCAAAGTCACTACGGGCAAGAATGCTCTTATCCCTTAAGTACTGGTGCTTACGGCATAAAGTGTGATACTCATCCCTTGCATCATCAGACACCTTCTTTAACTCGCGACACCTCTTCCACTCTTCCATCACTTCTCCTTGTCCTCCTCGTACTGCCGCTTGGCCTCCTTGATCAGGTCCTCTAACGTTGCACACAAGCTGTCGAGGCTGTCTGCTATGCGTACCAGTGGGTCAATTGCCTTCTTGCTCATCTTGCTCCTTAAGGGTTATAACCCATTTTTCATTAGCTATCTTCGGAGATCCGGAACGTTGTTCAGCAGGCTCAGGGGGAGTATACTCAAAGACAGCATCATAGCTTTCCTGGAATATCATCTCTGTGCCGCCCGCGTGATCTAATTCTATAAAATAACCCTTCTTCCCGTCAGTTTGCTTCTTTGGCATCTGCCTCCTCTCTAACGATGGCGTCGTATTCCTTCTTGACCTCTGGGTCCTTGATGACTTCTTCCCAAAAGGCCTTGAACGTTGGTCTTTTAGACTCAATGGCCTTGTCGAGTGCGTTGCATACGTCTTGCTCCTTACTCACTTGGTCTCCTCGGGGTTGTCCTCTTTGTAAAAGCGCTCAATTTGCTGCTCTAGCGCGTCTCCGATACGGAACAAGCCTTCATATACAACCTGATGACCAGAGTGATCGCTTCGGCGCACCTGTATAACTTCGGATATATAAAAGTCTCGAACAGTCACGCTTACTCTTGCTTTCTTGGTCTTTCCTACCTCAACAACGCTATTAACGTCTTCATATGAGAATTTGCTATTGAACTCATCATAGGCCCTGCGCGCTAGCTCATCTCCCAGCTTTGTTGCGGGCGCGTAAGTCTTCCACTTGAGCTCCTTACCGTCTGCGCTTACGCAGTACTCTACTGGTTCTCTCACTTGGTCTCCTCTGGTAAATAGTCTTTGACCCTTATGTGGACGTATTTCGTATCGCTGTCATCGCGGTAACCTATGTCATACGCGTGAAGAAGAAACGCATACTCTTCATAACGGCATATCGCTACATCCTTGTCCACAGATTCTCTTTGATCGTCAGATATTACAAGCACGCACCACCAACCTATCTTCCCTAGCTCTCCACCAAGCGCGTGCTCTGGTTCTTCGTAAGTTAATATCGAAACGAACTCTGGCATCTCTGTAAAGACACGGGCTAAGTCTGGGTGACAGGCTATGATGAAATCGTGAATATAGTCGTCGGCATACGGTGCGTCCCTGACCTTTTCTGGGTCGCCTCCGGCCAGCTCCCAGGCTACTTTGTTTAGCTTTTCAAGCAGCTCGTTACTCACTTGGTCTCCTCGTCTTTCCATCGTTTATCGCACACAAATAATCTTACCTCACCTATTGATCCTATCTCGCCCTGCATTTTTTTTAACGCCAGTGGGTAGCTACCTGCTCCGATAAATCCATGTGCGCTTTCGATGTCGTCTACCGCGCTCGCCGCACATGCTACAAACACGGCATACTTGCGGGGCTCATCGCTAAATATGGTTCCCATAAATCCACTATCTCCTGGAAGGGCACCGATAAGATCAAACGTTGCGCCTCTTAGTTCGTTTGGTTTAAATACTTTCTCTTCCTCTTCAAGTCTCACTTGGTCTCCTCGGGCGCTCTCATCTTCCTGTATGCGTTGTACGAGTCAAGATCACCATAAAGTGATTCGCGCAGTTCTTGCTGCATTTTCATGTCTCTTTCTGCCTCTTTCTCGAAAGACCTATCGCACTCCTCTGTCACCCCGTATTTTTCTATTATAAGTTCGTCGATGGCGGCACTGCATTCATCGCACACTGCGCAATGCACCTTCATTGCAACGCCTATTGCAAGAACTGAGTCGTTTCTCTTCCTGTACAGCACTCGACATTTAGCAAATAGTTCGTCGTATTTCTTACTCACTTGACCTCCTCTGGCAGGTTGATTGTTACTGTGTTGTTACGGCACTTCTTGCATTCGCACAGCACAACTCTCTCTCCAATCTCTTCTCCTGGGGGCGGCTCTTCAAACCAGCACCCACCAACAACTCTTGGTTCGAGGTTGTACTGTTCCGTGCCATCTTCATCTGTCCACTTTACGACCGTCATGGCGCCGACAACGCCATCGTCGCCTTTAAATGCCTTGCGCATCGACTCAAGCGCTGCCTGTTTTTCTTCTTCTGTCTTTACGAACACTTGGTCTCCTCTGGCAGGTTGCGTGTCTTTGAAAACTCCCGATAAGTGGCTGATCCAAGTATCTGCCAGCCGAGGTCGCTGGAGAGTCTCAGTGTGTCGTTGCCCTTCAGGTCTTTGAACTCCTCCGTTTTAAGCATCTTTTCAACGAGGTAGTCGAGTGCGCCTCTGTAATTCTTTGAGTACATCTTATGTTTGTCGGCTAACTGCATGTACTGAACGTAAGTATCATCTGTCTGTATCTTCATGGTGCAGCATTGTTCATAAAGGTGCTGGAGGTGTTTTGGTATTGTCACTTGGTCTCCTCGGGCAGATAGTCTTTGACCCTTATGCGGATACAGGTCGTGCCAGAACGATTGATATAATCGATGTCATACGCATGATAAAAACACGGGTCAAACTCATAGCGGCATATTGCTATTTCCCTGTCTTTGCAGCGTCTTATTGCGTCAGATGTTGCCAATAGTATAAATGGGCCAATTCTACCTAGCTCTCCACCATACAGGTTCTCTGGCTCCTCTTCAGCCAAACTAGAAACAAACTCTTTCATTCCCATAAAGACAGGGGTCAAATCAGCATGACAGGCTATAATCAACTCGTAACAGGGATTCTTCGCAATCCCCTCAAGGTTAACGCCTGCTAGCTCCTTAGCTACGCTATTTAACTTGTCAAAAAGCTTACTCACTTGGTCTCCTCAGGCAGGTTGATTGTTTTTGTGTCGTCTTTTTTGGAGAAGTCTTCGAGTACGAAGGTGTATCGGGTGTCGGTTGGAGCGTTGACTTGAGTACGTGCTTTGAGTTCGGCTCTCCATACTTCGAGGTCTTTCCATGATTTGTCGTATTTGGCCATTTGGTTCATGACCAGTGATGCGTTGAGTTTATTTTTGAGTGCGCCTATTTCGCGTCGATTGCCTATAAGCTCTAGGGCTGTGTCTTTGACGAGTTTTAGTGTTTCGTATTTATTGACCCATCGGTAGAAGGTCATACTGGGAATGCCCTTTGAGAAGATGAACTGAGTGAGTTTGAGAGCTGTGTCGTCTTTCATGGCCCATTCGATTAATTCGAGGGCTAATCTGTCTATAAAAGCATCGCTTATTGGCTTCTGCCGAAGCGTGAAAAGGTCCTTGTAGACCTCCGCAACGGACATGGTAGGATTATACTCTTTTGTGTTATTGTTAAGAGTTTTGGACATTATCAGACTCCTGTGTCTGGCAGCATGTTTCGATGCCGTGTTCTATTGCGTCGACGATTAGGCTTCTGCGTGCGGCTGGTTTTCGGTACACGTTTGTTACGATTTCGTGGCCGCTCTCTTTGGTTGTCACGCCTAGCCTTATTGCTTGATACAGTCCTTCGTCGACGTCTTTAATTCCTTTGCTTACAAGTTCAATAAGTTCCTGTTCGCCCATTGACTTTATGAGCCTGAGGTAGGCCTTCTCGGTTGTCTTGCGTACGGATCTTTCGGTTTCTGAACACCACTCTACTTGCGTGTCTCCGACAAACAGTCGGAAGCCTATTCTTTTGTCTTTACTCATTGTGCTCTCCTGGCTGGGTTATTATGATTTCGGTTCTTGGATTGTGTGAGTAGGTCTTGGTTGCCTTAAGAGTATATACTTGAGCGTCGTCGTAGTATATGGTTCCGCTGCAAGTGTCGAGGTAGAATTTGGCTAGGTTGTCGATATCGGGTCGTGTGTGGTGGGGTTGGTTGAGTCGTTGGGTTTGTTTTTTTTTGGATAGAGACGGAGCAATAGGCATGTAGAAGTGTAGCGTTATTCCTATTGCTCCGGATAAGGGGACAGGAGGGAAGGTGAGCGCCTTTCCCCACTGCTCATGTATGATCCAGGAGATGTCTTCTTTGATTTCGGCTTGAGGGTCGTAGGTGTGTCCTTTGGTGTGTCGGTGTCTGACCATGGCGATTGGTTTACCAGGTATGGTTATTATTATTTCTGGCTTCACGTTATCCTTCGTTTAGGAGTGCTTCCAAAAAGCGGAAGTATTCTGTTTCGGTTAGCAGAGTTCCTCGCTTGACTGACTCTGGTGGTTGCAGTTGAAAGATATTGTATTCGATGTAGTCGTCGGTCTTTTTTGGGCCACAGTGTTCTCTGTATAGTTCTATGTGTCGCATGATGGTTCTAAGCATCATGCCTTTGGCTGAGTTGGCCATTTCTTCTTTTATGGTGGTCATGACTTCGCCGATGTGTCGCGGGCCATTGGTCGCTATTTTTGGTGTGCATTTGGTATCTCCGAGTTGTTTTTCTACGGCATTGCCCCAGTTGTCGCATATTTCGTGGAGGCTGAGTTTAGCTTCTCTGTCTGGGTCTGGTTCGGTGTATGATCCGCTTTGTTCGTTTGAGCTTGATTTTAAAAACTTGTAATCTGTGCCGTGTATTCGTCTATGATATTCGTTGACCTGGTCCTTAGTAATTGGATCTCCGTGCTTGGGCTTATCGTAATTATAGCTGCATTCTGTGTACTGGTTTTGTATTTTGCGTGCTTTTTTTGCGAGGGCGCTTTGATCATAGGTTCCCGGCGCGTGATGTTCTTCGTCTTCACCCTCTAAGTCAAGAATGATTGGGTCGTCTGTTGTTGCTCTTTCATCTTGTGAGAAGTTGTATTTCGCAGCAAGCTTGTTGAATGTCTCTAGATTTGGCTTGAATCCTCTTTCTTTGGCTATGTTTTCGGCAGTTCTATGTAGGTACCTGTAGGGGTTATCGATCACCCCCTCCCTTTTAAGGAATCTTCTCAGGGCGATATGCGCATCGCGGATCGCTTCCGCAGGGTAGAATGTGAGCTTCGCTTTCCCAAAAGTGGTAAGTCTGAGGGTTTGTGTATCTATTGCTTCAATCTCTTTCTTAGCTGCTTTACCTTGGTCCATGTCGTCCTCCTGGATTGTAACGAGGTGTTAATGTGTTGTCTTCTCTAAAGAGCGGGTATTTCTCGATTATTGTCTTAATTCCTACGGCATTGCGCAAGTTTTTTTCTTTTTCGCTTAAAAACCGTTGTTTACGGGGCGGTGGTGGCTTGTCATGTGCAATTAGCCACGAATCTTCCGGTTTTGTGAGGCCGAGCTCCCAGTATTCTTCATCAGTGAGGTCCCACCACTTTCGACATCGGTTTATGGACCATAGTTCTTCAACATTCACGTATTTATTACCATTAAAGAAGCTACGAAGGAAGTGATTGATATATTGTCGGTACGGCAACTTTACCAGGAGTAGGAGCTGAGGTACGTATTCTGCGAGTGCTGCGGCTACGTTGGGAGTCATGAATATTTTGGCGATGCGATAATTACGACACGTGTGGAAATGTTTGTAGGAATGATCGGTGAGACCCCACGCCCTAAGGCGACGAATGGACTTTACGGCCTGTCGTTCGCATATGCCGAGGGAGTCAGCGATGGTGGCCTGGGACATGAACACGTTGCCTTTGTGCTCTACCTGCTTGGCTGCAATGTACGAAAACACTGACCTGTCGCACTGTGTCATGTATGTCTTAAAGAAATGGGCTGGGTCTTCTCGGAGGTACCACACGGGACTTGGGTGGTAGTGATCCTGAAAGAGAGAACGGCTGGCTTGATAAGATGCAACAAGTTCCTGGAGCTTTCTTTGGGGCTTCTTGGTTTTTACTTGCTTTTTCGGGGCTTTCACTCTAGACTCCAACTAGTTAAAAGATCTGTGGGTTTTGTTATACTTTTGGTAGTAGCTAAAGCATACAAAATCCATTTTTCTTTTAACAGCTTTTTTTTATTTTGACTCACTTCGATACAAAAATTGGGCTGTAGCTTAACGTGAACAAGTCGTAGCTAGACTTGGGCAAAGCGTCCTCTTCTGGTGGGGGAGAATGTGAGCACAGAATCTCGCCGGCCCAAACATCTATACACATCAACATCGAGGAGTAGCGATGAAAGACGACATCAAATCAGAGAAAAAGACATTTATAGACACATTAGACAAGTTTGACCAGAAAGTTATCGAGCTTGCAGCAAAAGAAGCAGGAATACCATTCGAAAAAGCTAAAGATGCTATGATAACGTCTGACGAGTGGGTGGAGCTGACCAACGCAGCTGCGCGCATATCAGAGCTTAACTAACGCCCCTTGATACAAAAATTCTGCTGGGTTGTACGTACCTAACATCACCGGTTGACCTGGCAGTTGACACCTGAGGGGGCTCTAGAAACCCCTCAGGATAAATCAGAACATTCACACACGTCTAACACCAAGGAGACTCAGTGAAAGACGACATCAAATCAGATAAAAAGACATACATGATCAGGACATACAGTGAAGCTACTTTCACAGAAAAAGAATATACCCTTAAAGAGAAAAGGGTAGATGAAGACGGCATGCTCACATTCGTCGACAAAGACGGCAACGAGATGAAAAAGTGCCATGGATGCTTCAAGGCCAAAGAATATGATGAAGAAGACGAATACAACGAAAAGATGTTCAACGAACTAGTCAACGACATTCGCGGATACTAGCCTTTTTGAACACGGGTGGCACTAACCGCACCCGCTGAGAACCAGGGGCCTTTACCCATTCGTGAGGCCCCTGTGGGGCAGTAGCTTAATAGGTTTGAGCATCGGCCTTTCACGCCGGAGGTTGCGGGTTCGAATCCCGTCTGCCCTTCCACTAGACAGACAAATGGGCCAGTAGTTTAAATGGTACAGAACAGTGGACTCCAAATCCACAGGAGGGGGTTCGATTCCCTCCTGGCCTGCCACTTTGACCTTTTTTGTCCGTTCTCGACGCAGAGAACGGATTTTCTCGCCCCTGTTGGTCTACTCTCCGGCGGGGGCAAGCTTTTAAACCCCCTCTTTACATAGAAATACACACCCCTTGTGACAGATAGCCAGATATAAATAAATATGCATTACCCCCTTGACATTGGGGCCAAGTTCTTGTATTCTTGGGGTAGTGAAAGAAACGAGTAAACCAAAGACCGAGGAGACCAAGATGGAAATGAAAGTAACGAGGGCACTTAGCACTCTAGCCGTGACGTTCAACAATGCAATCATTGCGTTCCTGTATGACGACAATAGGGACGCCATAGACAAGTTTGACGCCTTCTTCGATGCAGCAAGTGATTTTGCTTTTGTTGCAGAAGAGGAAGAAAACCTGTTGGAGATCATGGATGATCGCATGGCAAAGCGAACGTTTTATTGGAATTTTGATAAACAACTCAAAGAAAAAACTGGAAACCTGCAAGAAGAATACGATGAAGCGAACGCAGAAGTCGAGCGTGCCTATTACAACTCAGATAAATATGGCGACACAACATACGAGATGGAAAGGATCGCAACAATGCTAAACCTACTGGAAAAAGTAGTCGTTTCAAAAAAAGAAGATGAAGAAGCATGGAAGGTTACATTTAAAAACTGAAAAGTTCGTGATAGGTTCGTGAATTTTGTCAAGCGTATGGAAACCAGATGGAAACTTTTAGGAGACCAAGATGATATTAATAATTGCGCTGATTATTTTCGTCAGTATGTACTTTAGCGCCGAAAGCAATGCCAAAAGCAGCGCCAAATGCAGTGACAAAAGAATTGAAATTATGCGCCTAGAGATACACGACCTTGAGGACGAGAAGAAGAAACTTGAAGAAAAGATAAAGGAGTTATCATGAAAGAGAAATTTACAGAAACAGCCAAGCAGCTGCGTGAGCTGCAAGCAAAGATAAGATTCCTTAAAAAGAAGGCGGACGAAACGGCCGTTCGCCTTAAGGAACTCTGCAGTAACGAGACAACGTCGCTAAATGGCTACACATACAAACGTATTGAGCGCGTAGGCAACGTTGACTACTATCTAATACCAGAACTCCAAGGCGTCGATCTCGATCAATACAGGAAAGATATAGTCGTGTCATGGAAACTTACGTACGAAGAACAATTCAACATTTGAGGAGAAACGATGAGCAAAGAGAAACCTATGTTCAAAAAAGGTGATGCAGCAGCCCTAGGTCGAGAGTTAGATGCTATTCGAGAAAAGCTTGGACTTGAGATCCCTACTCGCCTAGAAAACGGAGACCTAGACCTATCGTGTCCAAAGTTTATTGAAATGTGTAAACGTTTTGATGAAAAGGAGAAATAATGACGCAGACATTTTACTTAACATTCTCACTTGTATTAATAACAATCAGCAGCTGCCAGCTGATATACAAGGGATACATGCACCAAGACTTGGCCCTGGTATTGATAGCAATGGCACTCCTAATAGGGATCAATGCATTCGCAAAGGCAATGAGAATGCGCGTGAAGGCAATGAAAGACATAGCCCTAAAAAGCATAGAAAGAGCAAAGAATAGGAAAGAATAGGAAAGAATAGGAAAAATTGCTGTTTCTCAGAAAACAGCCTACAGGAGGTTATCATGTTGACACTTTTACAAGATCGTGGTAAATTGGCTTATTGGCACATAAAAACAAGGAGAAAGTATGAGCGACAAGCTAAGAAAGTTTACCGTCCACATTCCACAGGAATATTATGACAAGATCAAAGTACTGACCATCGTGCACAACAAACCAATACGAGATATCGTCATGGAGGCAATCGACATATTCTCAGACCAGCCAGGCGAAAAAAGAGAGATAGCCAAGCTGAAGCACCATGTAGACAAGATGAAACACGACGCCAACCAGAAGGAATAAGGTGAACCGAGAAAAGCTAGACGAAGCCACCATAAAACTAATGAAATACTGCACCACTCGCGAAAGTGATGCTGACTCTCGCGAGTGGTTCCTATCTGTTTGTCATCCCAAATCTGCCGCCGTCCTCAGGGACGTAAAAGGGTTTATACCGATTTGCAAATATGAATACCCAGAAGATGGCTTCGAAGGAGAGATAGGATCAATAGGAAACCTCAGGATACTGTTAGCGTCATATCATCGAGAACCAGAAGGCGACCACCATTACGTTACATCCTACCTGGTAAGCCATCAAGCCAGAATAAAAGGTACCCGCTTTGAACGTACATTCGATATAGATGTAATGTCAGATATAAAAGTAATCGCAGCACTAGCCGCCAACCAAAAGGAAGACTAATGCCAACAGATAAGGCCCCTAAAGCAGAAGTGAGAGGCGTACAAGAACAAATCAACGACCTGTCGGCACTCCAAAGATATGCACGAGAGATCGCGAAAAAAGACTTCTTCTACAACGTAACGTCACCTCAAACCAACGAGATCGTAGCCGCACTAGCAAAGTTCAAAGAAGGCATGGGCGAAATGAAAACAGATAAGACCGCAGGCGGACGATACAAGTACCAGAGCCTACCGGGCCTGCTCAACGCCATCTCGCCAGGACTGGCCAAAAATGGCTGCGTATGCATGCAACCCGTCCAGTCACTAGGCGACACAACATACGTCATAACCATGATCATGCACTCCAGCGGACAGTACGTACGATCCATCACCGCAATACCCGCACAATACCTCATGGCAGGTAAAATCGTAACAACCAAAGAAAATCTACAAGCAATGGGCGGCGCAATAACATACACCAAACGACACTCACTTAAATCAATACTCGGCATAGACGCAGACGAAGATACCGACGGCGGTGGCGCAACATACACACCACGGAGCAACTATGGAAACAACTGAGAAAGTATACAAACTCAACAACGCTGAAATAATTGATATCGTTGAAATGAACGAATCATACAAGCCAGTCGGAAAAAAAGAAGAGGACCTACTCATATACGGCGAATCAGTTCCTTCCATTGGATACAAAATAATACTCAAAGAAGAATCTTGGTATTTTATCATGAGTAACGATAGGAACTGCTGCGAAGAATGGGGATACTCATCTTCCAACGACAACCCAAAAGACTTTGTAGGCGCCAAGATACGAGAAATCGCAGTAACCCAAAAAGCAGGCCGAGACGATAATAACAACGTTGGCGGATACAAAGACACAGAATTCGTAACAACTAAAACAGATCGCGGCGACTTCCAAATAGCTTACTACACAGCGTCCTGGAGCGGATACTACGGACATGACGTAGCAATCAAAAGAATGGCCAACTAAGGAAACAATGAGAAAGATAGACATAGAATACGCAACGATACCAACGCTTTGCTCTGTAGAAGATCTTGTACAACTCAGAATTTTTGACACAAAAGATAGCTTCTATATAGCAAGAGCCGCCGGAAAATCACCCATAGCAACAAGAATAAAAGGCGCAAAAGGCCTCTTCTTCAAAAAAAAAGAAGTCATCTCATTCATAAAAAACCACAACGCAAACGAGTCATTCACCTTTTCAGCTGATTACGCACACGCTATGCCAGAAGCAAAAACGAACCTCCCACCAAAGGCCAGCTATAAAGAGTGGCGACGAACACCCATCAACGTCAAAATCGAAGACGGCAATAAATACTCACGTCTAGACCTCATCAGAATTGGCGTATTCACATCAGATAAAACATATTATACAGCAAAAAACAAACACAACCACTACATAAACAACAGAGTGACAATAGGCAAGCCAGGAGGCGGATACGGACACTTCTACCATTCTGACGATGTAAAAGTATTCATCGAAAGACACAACGAAATAGCGGCCAAATCATACGTCCGCGGTATAACAGCAAAAACAAAGCCGCAAAAAACTAGCCAGAGAAAACTATCAATCGAAGAAGAAGCCAAATCCTTAAAACCAAGATCCTGGAGACACTGCGGCCTAACGTACAGAGACTGGATCAGGACCCCAATAACGAAAACACTAGAAGAAAGCAATAAGCGCTACACAATACGAGAACTATGCGGATTGGACATATTCCCACAAGGCGCATCTCTGGCATACGCCAAGTGCAAGGTCGACTACTTCCCAGAACCCACAGACACATCGCAGATATCAAATCTCGGAGCCAGAATTCACAAATTTAGTACTCAAGTTATTAATAACTTCATCAAAACTCACAACGAAAAACTCAAGGTCCGTAACCCTAACAGGACTCGAACTCCCAAACAGCCCACAGAGACACCCAAACAGCAACAAATAGAGGTGCCAATGGACACACCTAACAGGACTCGAACTCCTGAACCAAAACCGCGGTTCCTTCCTGCTGACAGAGAATTCGAAGAAGCTCTCGAAGAAAGAAGACTCGAACTAGTAAAACAACAAAAAGCGGAACAAGCGGAACAAATGCCCACCCTCTTAGACCAAAAAGTCGCACAGCCTGTGCGACAACCCGAAACATCGTCAGACAACCCAAAAGTAGTCGTCTCTGTAGGAAATTACATAGTGACCGTCAACATAGAAAGGATCGACGATGGAAGCTGAAAAAGTGTACCGAGATGAGAATTTTGTAGGAAGGCTTGAGCTACTCCTTTCCAACGGTCCTGAGGCGTCTGTTCACCTTTACATATGGAACAATGGCGAGCATGGATACGACGAATTCACGGCCCGTGAAATTATAGAAAAGCTAAAAGACATACTTAGCGATGCGGGCCTAACGCACTTCTTAGACACAGAAGAGCTTATGAGGATAAGATTAAGATTCTCCACACTTCAGTGCCCACGTAAAGACATATACAGAAACGCCATAGAGTGCGAAGACGATGAATTCTACATAAAAAAAGAAGAGAATGCAGTTTGCGCCATTGAAAGGCGACTACATATCATACTGGAAGATTACGGGTTGCTACCATACGAGGAGGATGATGACGATGGAAGCTGAGAAAGTGCCCCAAAACGATACACATATGCTTTCCCGCCTTGAGGAACTTGAGGCATATGTTGAAAAGAAGATCCAGCAGCGACTCAAGAAAGAAAAGCCCGCGCCATACGAATCCGAAAAGACCGACCAGATAGCAACTGCACTCGCCAAGGCACAGGGCGAGTTCCCAGTAATCAACACCAACAGAGCCAACAACTTCCTGTTCAACCAGTACTCCGACCTCGACATCATCATGCGAACAATACGACCCGCTCTTTCAGTGAACGGCCTTTCAGTGACACAACAAACCAAATTGATAGACGATAAGATCATTCTCGTCACTAGATTGCGACACAAGTCGTCACAGTTCATCGAGACCAGGACCAGGATCATCCCCTCAAAGAACGATCTGCAGTCTTACTCGTCCGCGATGGATAAGATGAGACGTGGTGACATCAAGAGCCTCTTGAACATCACAATCGTTGATGATTACGACGACGACGATGGCGAACACGACATGAAAGAGGTACGGAAGGAGCGGAACAAAGGAACAGGTATAAATACCAGGTACGAAGCAAGAAGGGAGTCTTTCGAGCCCATCACTCAACACCAAGAAAGCGAACTGCAGTACATGCTCGGAGACTACCCCGATATCGCAGAAAACATCCTGGAAACCCTCAAAGTGCAAACACTAGCCGATATACCCAAGTCCAAGTTCGGACCCGTTAGGGATCAAGCTCAAAAGATTATCAACGCCAGGGAAGGCCGTAACAAATAAGTTCACACAAAGTATGCGGTGCCATGTTTTGACACAGCTTTATGTGGCACCGTGTACAAAAAAGAGAGTGGCATTGTGGCCCTCTAGGTGGAGGGAGCGTTGACTTTTGACATACCCACGTCCACCAGCGCTCCCTCTCGAAAAAAACCGCCCTCGAAGCAACAACAACCAGGGCGGCACCCAAAAGGAGAGGGGAAAGAAGTAAGTTTTAAAACTTATGTAATCTGCGAGTAACTCAATAGTCCTGCCGTAGACGATCCCGTAAATACCATGCCAGAGCCATCGGTAGTTATGTAACCGCTGTTGTTACTAGAAAGAACGTTTGACTCATTAAACCAATGCACGCCATCCTTCGATATGACACACTTAGACGTGGCCCCACCACCCGCGGGATCAACGATAATGTATCCAATGGTACCATCCCAAATAATCTTATTCGCACCAGCTGCAATTTCTGGTTGTGCGACCTGAGTCCAGGTTATACCGTCAGGAGACGTTGCAAGCGTAGGATACCTTGGGTCTGCACCAGTAACTGCAGTTGCAGTAAACAAGGTGAGCCCTGGAGAATAGCCAACACAAACCGTCCGAGCCGGATCAAAAGGAGTAGCCCTGCTAGTCCACGTAGCCGCAGGATCGGTAGCAGTAAATATGTGTCCATTTTCTGCTCCTAAAACCCAAATGCCATTGCCATAAGTAATGTGCCATGGAATCTCTGTTATTCCAGTAGTATTTACTACGAAAGTCTCTGCAGTTGGGTCGGTCCCAACAAAAACAGCCGCCGTATTAGCTGGTGCCGCAGTCTTTCCCGCAATAACCCAATTCGTAGTCCCATCATAAAAGATATCAGAGTTCGTCATAGCGGTATGACCAGCATCAACATTATAGCGAGTCCATGCACCAGTTGCATCGGCGGAGACGTCTAGGAAGGCAGTGTGAATCATAAATACATTAACTCCACCTCCTCTCATAAATCCTACCGCTGGTTCTCCTCCTCCACCCCCATCAGTATCTCTTAGAGTCCATGCACCATCAATAGTAGCCGCCGTATAGATCTTATAGGAAGGAACGCCATCTAAGCCTCTTATTACATATACGCTAGCTCCATCATCATATCCAACAACTAATGCCCCGGTGATTGTTCCAACAGGAGTGAGGGTACGCCTGATATACGGACTATACAGCGTAGCAAACAAGTTGGTCTCATTAACCCCAACATCAAGTGTATTTGTACCCTCTGTAATATCTACAGTGCCATCAGCAGACGTTAAATTAGCCCACTGAGCACGAACTCCAGTCCCACCAATGATAAGCTGACCATCGGTACCCTGTGAGGTGACAAACTTGCCAGTTGCATCTATCTCAACAAAGCCCTGGATAAGATCATCAAGCTGAACATTATCAAACACCGGAAAAACATCCGTGTTGATCGTAACAACATTTGTAGCGCCATGAGTGTTTATGTTAAGACCACCCGCCATGACTATCGTCTGACCAGCCACAACAGCAACACCAACATCACAGTCAAAGATACGAGCACCAAGCGTGCCTGCCGCAACCTCAATGTTCAGTGTGTTAGCGCCCTCCGTAACCGTAATCGTTGCACCAAGCGACGTCAGGTTGCCCCAGTCAGGTAACCCAGCCGTCTGACCAATGATAATCTGCCCGTCCGTGCTGAGAACATTGCCAGCACCCGTTGTGTAAAGGACACCCTCACCAGGCATGTCAATCTCAAAGTTTGCATCCGGAGCCGCCTGACCAACGTTGCCATTAATCGTAAGATCTTCAATGCCACCCATTCGAGTCCAGGTTGCGATCATTGCATCAAGATTAGTCAGCATCCATATACGATTCAAGTCAACATTAACCCATAAAGAGCCGATGAGAAACTTGTTATAACCATAGTCAGGCGCAACAGTGCCACTAACAGGATCCCTGTCTTTGTCCTGAACAAGCTGCGGCGGCTGTGAGGCCTCAACACCAAGATACGCTAACGGCTGCAGGCCAGATGTCCTCTTAGCCTTGCCGCCAAACCCTCTACTTCTTGCCATTATCTCTCCTTAAATTTAATATTCTCCAGTTCCAAGCTCGCCAGCCGCACCAACGCAAATAGAAAATCCAGCACCGTCAGAATCAATATTGTAATTGTCAGTGATAAACGGCTCCGCCATTAATGCCCACGTACCAGTAGGATCTACAGCCCAACCGACCTCATCGTTATGAGCAACGGCTATCCACTTTGTTCCATCGTAAACAACGCCACGCATAAGAGACGCACCAAACGGAGATGACGCGACCTGCGTCCAAGAGATTCCATCTGTTGAATAAGCTAGCTTGCCAGCTGCGCCACAAGCAACCCAGTATCCATTTCCATAGTAGATGCCAAAAATATTATCTGCTCCAAAAGACGATGTGCGCTGCGTCCAGGTACCGCTAGCTGATGTAGCCGTTGCTAGCTTGCCTGCATACCCAACCATTACCCATAAACTATTTGCATAATGCAGACCACGTATGTTAGTAACGCCGAAAGATGACGTCCTAGACGTCCACGTTGTAGTTGGATCTGGCGCACTCGCAAGCTCACCTCCGTCTCCAGCAACTGCCCAAAGCGAACCATCATAGCCAACAGCATGAACAACGTCAGCATTCGGATTGGTCCTCTGGGTCCACGTTCCGGTGGGGTCGGTCGCAGTCGCTATCTTGCCTCCAGCCCCTGACGCAACATACATAGATGTTCCATCGGTCATAACATCCCAAATGAGATCCGCTCCAAACGAAGACGTTCTTTGTGTCCAGTTAACCCCGTCTGGGGAAGTCGCCAGCTTTCCAGCAGCCCCAACGGCTGTCCAGTATGTCGATCCATCGTAACGAACACTGTAAATAGCGTCCGCGGTGAAAGATGAAACTCGAAGCGTAAACGTTGGCAAATCAATGCTTGTCTGACCATCATTCCCACCTGATGCTGATGTAGTTACTATGAACCCATTACCATAAGCAGCGCCCCATACGGCATCCTTATTAGACGATGACGCATGCCATGTTATTCCATCTGCCGAAATAGCTATATCGGTTGTTGCGTTCGCAAAAGCAACAAACAAATTCTCAGTGTCATCCCATACAACAGACGGTATAAACTCAGCTCCTCCGAAATCATTTGACCTCTGGGTCCACGTTCCGGTGGGGTCACTAGCAGTCGCAATTTTTCCAGTAGTAGCCGTTGCAACCCATAAAGATAAATGAGCAGAATAAGTTGCCGCCAAAATACGTGTAGCACCAAAAGATGAGGTTCTGGCCGTCCAAGCTCCGGTAGGGTCTGGTGCTGTACTGAGCTTGCCACTGTGACCAGCTATAACCCAATACGTACCATCCCACCAAACTGCTCTGATTCCATCTGCTCCATGCCCACTTGTACGCTGGGTCCAAGTCCCAGTGGGATCAGTAGCCGTTGCTATCTTGCCAGCCTCGGCAACCGCAACCCATATACCATTTGCGTAATGAAGACCCCGTATATTAGTAGCACCAAAAGACGACGTTCTAGACGTCCAAGCCCCTGTAGGATCTGTAGCTGTCACCATGTAACCATTAATCCCAGCGGCACACCAATAGGTTCCATCCCAGTACACACCATAAAGAGTCTGGGCCATTGCATTTTCTTGATTTGTCCACGTAATGCCATCCGTAGACGTAGCAATATCCGTTGCTCCTGCTCCATCTTGTGATGTAGCTACCCAATATTCGCTACCATCGTAAGCAACAGAAATAGGCCCATTACCACAATTAAGAGTTCTGTTCGTCCAATCATAAGGACTAGTAAACGACCTCCTCCTAGCAGAGCCCAATATAGCGGGCATTGACATGATCATGCTAAGTCACCTCCGCAAACCCATTCGTTCGTCAGGATCTTCGTAACCGACACAACGGCATACTGTCCAGCCGTATCTAACAACGCACCCCTAGACCTTAAGGTCACACCACCCTCAGGAGCCAGTGTCACTACACCAGCGCCAAGTTGCGTTATAAGAACGTTTGTACCGATATCCATTGCAACATCACCATTAACTGGAATCGTCACTGTGATAGCCGCTCCGTTCGTACAGGTCACTATCTTTCCACGATCCCCTTGAACAAGCTCATACGTCACGCCCACCTGATTATTTACACCGATTGTTCCAGTCGAACTCAAGTCGATCGTGCCCGCACCGCCCGTAACCTCTACCGAACTGTCAGCAGAAGCAACCGTCGCGAAGACAGGGTCTGCGCCCGTGCTGCCCACCAGCAATTGACCATTCGTACCCACCGCTAGGGCCGTAATAGCACCAGTACCAGAACCAACAAGAGCACCGTGATCAGTAAACGTTGAAGCTCCCGTACCACCATATTGTACCTCAAGGTCAGCCGTTAACTGTAAATCGTCTATGATGACCTGACCTGTTCCCTTTGCTGTAATGTTTATGTTTATATTTCCATCTGACCCGTCTGCAATAAGAGATGTGCCCGCAAGAGTCACACCCGCCGCCGCAACGTTAGTATCAAATGTCGTTGCAAGGACAGTTGTACTCCAGGTGGGGTCTCCTGCCGTGTTGCCTACGATGACTTCGCCCGTGGCGCCTACTGCAAGTGAGCCGATAGCGCTTCCGGTTCCGTTCCCAATAAGAACTGCATGGTCTGTCGTTGATGCTCCCCAGTCGTCTATAGTGTCTAGTGCGACCTGGACAGTAGTATCAGCCCCAGAAAGTATCCCATCAAAGTTCGTAACATCCGTTAGCACTAATGAGGCCTGGTTCGTTCCACCACCCCCAGAAATAGTGCCGATAAGGGTAGACTTGGCTATGATGACGTCGACGATCGTGTCAGTAGATTGCTTGTAAATTATGTACCCGAGCTGTGCGAACTCCAACTTAGCAAGCTCAGCAGTAGCGATAGCAACCGTACCAGCCGCCACTGCGACCTGAGCAGTCACTAAGTTATTATACTCCTGATCATCCAGAACAGCCCAATAAGTAGGAGTAGCAGCAGTGATGTTGTCCTTAGAAACATAAAGCGTATAAATACTATACTTAGTACCAGTAGGAGCAGTAGCTGTGCCTGCGCTATTCCAGAATCCATTAAATGTATCCGATGATTGATACGTTATCCATTTTCCAGCTCCATTTGTTAGCATCTGGTTCCACGACTCCGCTGTAGCGCCACCATCCGGTATGTCCGTATAGAGACCATGGTCAGCAAGCTCGTCCGCACCAACTATCTCTATCTTCTGCGTCCCATTAAGTGTAATGTTGGCACCCTGATCATTGTTCTCAATAACCGTGCCGATAACTTCATGAAGGTACCACGATATGCATGAACAGAATCGATATGGATGATTCTCTTTTACCGTATACTGAATATTAGTGCCACTTGAATCACGTAAACACTCAAAAAGAACGATATAGTCATCAAATGTCGCCTCAGCAAACGAGGTGGTCTTTCCAATTGTACCAGTGTCATCCATGTAGATCAGGTATGTATTACCAGCTGTCATGCCAGTGACTGTTTGGGCACCTGCCCATGTAACAAGAACACTGTTTATGTACCCCGTTCCACCACGCAACACCTCAAAGCTACCAAGAACCGTGTCGTCAAAGTAAGCACCTGCTCCGGTCCATGTTGCAAACCCAGTTGAGTGCGCAATGGCACCCGAAATGGAAAGGAACCCACTGCCGTCTGCGATGAGTCCGCCGCTTACATAATCCTGGAACCGAACCGTACCTACAATATCAAGATTAGCACCAGCAACAAGTGCGCCTGCCGTTGCCTCTATGTTTCCGAGTACCGCCTGAACGCCGCCGTTGGTTGCGATGACACCGTTGCCTGCAGTACATGAGCCAGAGACATTCAAGTTTCCTGCTGATGCAATGAAGTCACCCGTTGTGGTTGTAATGTTTGTCCCCGCTACAATCGTTGTTGTAGACGAAATGCTGTTAGCAGCAAGTGCACCCGCAAGCGTCACATTATCATCCAGTACTGCCGTAACAGTAGAACCTGCACCAGTGGTACTTATGTTCGTTCCACCCAGGACGTTTAATTCGCCCGCAGCTGCTACGGCAGTACCAGCGTCAGTGATAAAAGAGTCTGCTATCGCTCCACTATGCGTAATTGTTAATGTACTTGTTCCTGGATTGCCAGTAACAGTAATTCCCGTACCTCCCAAAAAGTCGATATTACCAGTTGTCGGGCCGACCGCACCTCCGGCGTCCCCAGTAATGGTCTGTACGACCGAAGAAGATATTAATGTTAAATATTGACCCGCCTGGCTCATCTCGATTCTCCTTTATCTTGTTGCCGTATAAGCAGTTACATAAACATCGCCACTTGTCGGTGTCTCATTGCGCTTGGCATAAATTCTCGTTCCATCTGGAAGATAACAACCATCTTCACGAGCCTTATTTGCCGTTACATCCAACAAGAGAAAAGAATTAGAAGCCATTGCCTCATGATTATTTACCCCGTCAAACGAGATCCACAAAAGTGCATCTGTTAAATTTTGAATCCTTAAAATACGTACTGGATCCGAAAACGCTGTGCCGACACCGGTGTAGTTTGCAACGATAGCCCCAAACGCTAAAGAGCGAACAGGATCCGGAAAGAGCCTTATTGCTCGTGAATTTGCCATTATCTCTCCTCAGTTTAAGCTTGCTGCGCAGGCGAAAATATCTAAAACTCCTGCGCAGCAAGATGAATGTAGTCGTTATTTTTCTACAGTTTCTTCTTCGTCTGCTTTCGCCGCCTCCTTTGCCTTCACCTTCTCTACCTCTTCATTGAAAATACGCGCTATCTCATTAGCTGCGTTAACCGCAGCATTATAGCACTCAGGAAGAGGAGAATTAAAAGGCATAATAAACTGGTACTTCCTATCACCTGTTCCCTCAACCGTAATCACCATGCTGTGACCAGTCTTCGCTTCCAACTTCACAAATCCGTTCTCTTCTTTCTTCTTCTCTTCGCTCATCTTTCTCCCCGTTGGGTTAAAATGTTAACTGATAATATCCACTAAGATATATGTCACCCTTAAGCTGGAACCCGCCCCTAGCGTATATCTTAGTTCCTTTTGCAAAGTTAGACCTATTGCTCGTTTGTGGCTCTCTTGCCCGTATCTGAAGCGTTTCCCCGGTGCGAACAAACTCGTGATCCGTTACACCATCAAAACTGACTATAATATTGCCATCCGACGTGTTGTTTATTCGCAATAGATAGCATGGATAGGGTAATCCATTAGTATTGATAACAACGAAACCATCGCCGATCTCTCCCGAATCAAGAGACGTCATCTCAATCGGCCAACAACCGTTCTTCGATTTCATTAACTTCCTTTCTTTTTAAGTGTAGCACCTTCACTTGCCGTCACACCAGACTTTAGGGGAGCGGACCTGTGTTTAACCGCCCCCCTAGGCTTATGTGTTGTCAGATCTAAGCGGCAAACAGCCAGAAGCTTATGACAACGTTGCCATTCAAAGCAGCTGCACCATTATTAGTGAGCGTAACCTCAAACGAACCAGCTTTAGGTTCAACTCTCGTTACCGACATTTGGGCATCATTCGCGCCAAGATTCGACGCTGTTACAAGCATAGCGGAGGTCGTTGTACATAGACCGTTAGTCACTGTAAACACCTGCTCTGCAGCAGAAGCGGTTACTTGCCCAGTGTAAGTCCCCACTCCAACGTTAGCGTTGATCGTGAGAGATACACCAGCCACACTTGCCGTTGCAGGAACCATGGTCATAATACCCAAAGTTGGGGTCAGTGTAATTCCTGCTGATCCACCTGTTATCTCAACTTCAGTAGCTCCAGTTGCGTTTCCGATCTGGATGACCCGAGCGGCTGCACCCGTGCCGATGTTCATATTCTGAGCGACGTTGTCATCACCGATGTTTATTACGCCAGCTGATGAGTTGATCGATAGAGCATCTACAGCATCAATGTCTATAACGCCACCACCGTTCACCGTTAGCGCACCTGTGCCCGCTTGAACCGTCGTTGCGCCAGCACCCGTCACTGTACCCACATTCACCGCGTGAGCGACCGCATTTACGCCCAGATCCAAATTACCAGTACCACAGTTTAGAACCACAGAGGTGGCAGCGGTTGCGTTTCCTACGGTGATTATTCTTGCAGCAGCTCCTATTCCCACGTTTATATTTTGAGCGACTGCGTCTACGCCGATACCAATTGTGCCGGCCGAGGATTCAATCGTAAGAGCATCAACTGCATCAATGGTAACAACTCCGCCACCATTTACAGCCAAGGCTCCAGTTCCACATTGAACCGTTGTTGCGGCAGCACCCGTCGTCGAGCCCACATTCACCGCGTGAGCGATTGCGTTAACGCCCAGATCCAACGCCCCAGTACCTACTTCAAGCGCTATTGCCGTGGCTCCCGTCGAATTTCCTACGGTGATTACCCGAGCCGCCGCTCCGACGCCGATCGAAATATTCTGGGCGACTGCATCGACGCCAATGCCGATTGTTCCAGCCGAAGATTCAATTGTAAGAGCATCAACGGCATCAATAGCAACTGTTCCGCCACCATTTACAATCATAGCGCCAGTGCCACATTGCACAGTCGATGCCGCAGCGCCAGTCGTCGAGCCCACTGTGACTTGGTGCGCAATGGCATTAGTTCCGACATTCAACGCACCCGTTCCAGTGTTAAGCGCTATCGAGGTAGTGCCAGTCGAGTTCCCGAAAACCAGATCTCGCTGAGCCGCACCTGTTCCGACATTAATTCCTTGAGCGACCGCATCTAGTCCTATTCCGATTGTACTTGTTGAACTTTCAATAGCTATTGCACCAACGGCATCAATGGTCAAAGCACCACCAGCATTAAGCCCCAGCGCACCTGTACCCGTCTGGATGATTGTATTGGAGGTTGTGTTTGTCGATCCGACGGTTGTCGTGTGGGCGGTTGCATTAGCCCCAAGTGTCACATCGCCAGTTCCACAATTGATGTCAACCGCTGTCGCCCCGGTTCCATTTCCGATCGTCACCGTTCTTACGCCAGCCGTGCCAACATTCACTGCAAATGCATCTGCATCTGTACCGACTCCAATAGCTGCACCCGATGAGTTGAGCTCAAGGACACCTACAGCATCAGCTGTAATGGCGTCAGTCGATGTAACAGCAACATCACCCGTTCCTGATTGAATAACCGTTGCTGCAGTTGTATTTGTGGATCCGACGGTCACCGTGTGAGCGGCCGCATCTGTTCCTACATTTATAGCAGCTGTTCCAGAAATAAGAGCTATTACTCCGTTTGCTGTGGTTACAGCGATACCGCCCGTACCAGCGTCAATGTCTATACCACCAGCTGCATCTGAAGCATCAATGATAACTGCGTTAGCAGCTGCTATTCCACCATCTATTGTTATACCGCCATCATCTGATTCGAGATGGACCGAGTCGACACCTGTTCCCTGATCAGCATAAAGGTGTATTGTTTCCGCAGCACCACCATTAGCATGAAGATAAATATCATCTCCAGCATTATCGGTAGCTGTAATTACGCAGGTTCCAGCCGTCATCGTGAAGTCAATAGCTGCAGTAAGAGAACCAGCAACCGATGGACTATTGTCCAGGTTAACCGTCATATTCTGTCCGGCACCCACAGTATTTACGTTCAATCCGCCAACAATATTAATCACACCTGCAACTGGAGTCGCTGTGCCCGCATCACCATCAAGAGAGGTAAGAGCGGCTACGCCTGCTGCCTCAAGGTTAATAGCATTTGCGGCATTTGTGATCGTTACAGATCCACCTGTCGATGTAAGGTTGGCCCAGGCTGCATCTGCACCCGTTGCACCAATCCACAATTGCCCGTCAGTGCCAACTGCTGTAGCACCCGTAAGATTTGTCCATGTTGCCGCATTATTGGCCATGTTCGTTATGATATAAACTTCACTATCATCTTGATCGATCCAGATAGTGCCTAGCTCAGCCATATCAGTGGTTTGCGGCGCTCCAGTAGCCGAAACTATTGGTGCCTGATATATACCGGTAAGCTGATCCGGATTGAAAACGTTATACTTAAGATTCCTCTTTTTATATACCGCCATTACACACTCCTCGTTTTTGATGAAAAATTATTATCAGTATCAGCTTAACAGCGCTCTGAGAGGCATTACTAGCACTTTAAAAGGTTTGTTGACACACGATATAAGTAATGCTAGAGTTATGCCAATTGAAATCAGAGTTATTGGCACCTTCGGTAAATGTTTTTTCACTTTAAAAGGAGAGAGAGTATGCACTTTGTATCTAAAACTGTTTGTTTGTTGGGTTTATTTTGCTTGGTTGGGGGGGCGGTGACGCCTGGGACACTCATCTTTGAAAGCAAGAAGTCGCATTTCGAAAGACACATAAGGCCGGTCCATGTAACGAGCGTCGATGACAAAACGGGTAAAAAGGCAGCAGGAGTTAAGACGACTGTACCTAGCAATGCAGCCCTTAAGGGTATGACGTTCTCTGACAGCAAGCTTGACTACAGCAAGAAGAAAACGATAAGAGTCATCAAGACATCCATCGGCGCAGTATTCTTTGTTGCAGGATGCCTTCTTGGCGTTGGAATCGCCCGCTCGAGGTGAACGTAACGAAACGCATCCGCGACAAAATCTTAAGCAAACTCAATAAGTACAGAATTATACAAGAAGATGACCCGGTAAGCGGCTGCTTTGGGTGGAGTGGCAAGTGGAACACGGAAAACGCTACGCCAACAATTATGCTGGAAGGGCGGCCGATACTCATCAGTAGAGCTGCATGGATGGTGGAGCACGGAAAAATACCAGACCGCTATTTAATCAAAAGAACATGTAAGAACTTTAAGTGCTCTAATCCAAGACATATATACAAAGTCCTTAAGATCGACACAAGAGAGGATACAGCGCGAAAGAAGGGCTACAGAAGGGGGAGAACAAGGCTAGGCTTAGATCTTCCAACGCAGCTCGTAAGCGAAATCAAAAAGCTGGCCGTGAGATACGATCTGACAATCACAAGATATCTTATTAAAAGACTCTCAGAGGTTGTTGCGTACGAGAAGTCACAAGCCAAAAATGAGGAGGAAGGGTGAAGTCACTGATTTTGATACTATTTTGTGTAGTGGCAATCCCAGGATTACTTTATACCATGGATAAGCGCATCAGAGAGCTTGTGCTGACCGAAGAAGAGTGCACACCTAAAGAAGAACTGTTATCTACGGACGCTGAGGAAGCATGGTGCAGAGAGCAGGCGTATTATCACTATCATCGGATGCGACGCATCGAAAGATGTTATAACATCAGAAAGCTAGCTAGAGACGCCAAAAGGAAAGAAAAAGAGGATCGTAAGAAAGCCGCAAAAGACAGGCCGTCCAAGAATGAGTAGTAAGTCCCTGGACGACCTGGTCGTGTAAAAATCTGTTATTCAAATGCGCTTGAAGGAAATACGGCATCTCCTACGTCCATAAGTCCACCTACTATCTGCCTAATGAGCCTAAGTGGCGCTATCTGCTTTTTGCTTTTCGCACCTGGATTCACTGCAAAATCATTGGCTATCTTATCAAGTTCTGGACCAACTTTTTTCTCAACAAGAGCTTCAAGATTTAGAGGTCTCTCGCCGCCGTTCATATCCATAATCTCGAGCATAGCCTTTTTGCGCAGCTCTCCTCCCTTGTTAAGCATCGTCATGTTCCTGATTATTCTTCTTCGACCCTCTTGCGTTTGCGAAAGCGTAGGAACAGTCTTTAGAAATAGCTTAATTTCACCTTCAGTGACGCGTGATCCGAATATAGCCTTAGCGCCTTTCAGAAAGTCCTTAGAAAGCTTATCAAACTCTTGTGCGTCAGCTGACATCAGCGAGCTTAAATTAATCACCTTTCCTGCAGTGTCTAACACTGACGCAAATCCAGCCGATGGAAGATCGCCCTTTTCGTTAAGTTCCTTCATCCTCGAAAGTCTCATCCTGGTTTCGCGAGAACTTTTACCAAGCTTCATCGCTTCCTTATGATATTCTGCTGTATTTTTATCATATCGGCTTTGTTTTGTTTCTTGCAGTTTCGCTTGCTTCATAAGCATATCTTCTGCTCTCTTTTTATCTGCTGCCGAAGGTCGTGGTGTTGCAAGAAGCTCCTGGAACGTTTTCTTTCTTGTTGGCCTTGCCTGTAATCTATATCCTGGCCTAGCTTCTCTGCTCGCATTAGCAGGTATCGAAAGTTCTTCTTTCTGGCGATCAGGCGGCAAAGCATTTATGCGTCCCATCTCTCCGATCTCGACCTTCAGCTGCTTCTTTTCTTCGGGTGAAAGCGCATCTGCTCGTTGTTGAACTTGGTTCTGCAGTGCTTGATAATCTGCATCGGCACCTTGACCAACCTGTTGCTGCTGACCGCCTAGCAACTGCCCTAGTCCCTGCTGTTGTTCGACTGGCTGCTGTTGCTGTTGACCACCAAGCATCTGTCCAAGTCCTGCCTGCTGCTGAGGAGCACCAAACGCCTCAGATCCTAAAAGCTGTTGCATGAAGAGTGCTTGTTGCTTTTCTGGCAGCCTTGAAACACCTTGTGCCATTTCAGCTGGTACTCCTAAAGACTGCAAACCTTCTGATATTTCACCAAACCGCTGCTTCCTTTGCTGTTGCTGCATCTTGCGCTGTGTAAGCATGTTTAATGTCTGAGCAAGACTCTTGCCTATCGACTCCCCCATAGCACCGGCACCTGTCGCTGCATGCGGGCTGAAATAAATTGCCATTTCCTACTCCTTAAAATTTTATGCCTTGCATGAGACGCATCATCATTTGATTCTGGGTACTTCCCATACCTATAGGCTGACCCGGCATATATTGCTCCTGTATCTGCTGACCTCTTGTAGCCGCACCAAGCAACCCACCAAGTCCTTGACCCAGCAATCCAGCAAGCTCGCCCTGTGGCTGTTGAGCAACTGCTTGTTCCGGAGCCGCTTGTTGTTGAGGTATAGGCATTGGTTGAGCCTGCATCATTTGTGGCTGCTGCTGTTGGCCTCCGCCACGCCTTCCCATTGCACCAGCAAGCCCCATAGCAGCTCCTCCTAAGCCACCAGTCGCCAATCCTAACCCTGCTCCCAATAGTGGCCCAAGCATACCCTGGCTACCAGGCTCCTGCATGTAATCAAAACGAGGCTGTAAACCAAAGCCAAGACTCTGCATGCCCGAACGATGCCGCAAGTTGGCCAGCTGCTCCGAAAGATCAAGGCCGCCACGTCTAAGCGATTCCTGAAAACCACTCGACCTCTGGCCGCCACCCATAGACGTAAATCTTTGTGCCATACCAGGAACAGTATCGCGCTCATACAACCTTCTGTATCTTTGCTCAAGCCCAGTAACGTCAGTGTCTGACATGCCGCGCTGCAATAACGTATCCAATGCTCCAGTCTGACCCTCTGTAAACCGCGGCATACGTCTAGTGCGACCACGGCTCCCTGTAAGAAAACGCCCTAACGAGCTGAAAAGTGACATCCTATCTCCTTCTTAGTATTTCAAATATTCTAGTATCACGTACGTCGTCTCGTATGCTGAATAATTCGCCGACGTGGTTATCACTACATTAGTCGCATCAACATGCATGTGTATAGCAGGATTTGAGTTTGGTATCGGTACGTACAGCAAATTCGTTGTGTCTGACGCCGCTCCGTATATCCTAGTAAAGTTGTAGCCTCCAGTGATATCTATGCCGTGAGCCACGCTTGTCGTCCCAGTATTGGGCAATGTACCAAAATCAACAACCTTGCGAAACACCTGCCGCCTGTTCGTAGCGTTTGTCGGAGTAGTGCTCGGCGTAGCATAAAAAGACTGGCCGTTAACAAACTCATTTTGGTCATAGTACGCAGAGTCTTTTATATTGAGCGACATCTGCATGACATTAAGATTTTCATAAAGCCGAACGAGCAGGTCTTTAAACTTTTCGCTCTTTACATCTGTCTCTTTAAGCTCTGAAGCATCAAAAAGAAACGTATTCGGTACAAATGCACCCTTGTCGTGACTGCTTGACATTACTGCAACCTTTCAGAAGTTTGTCGAGCGTGTACAACCATGCCCTCAAGCTGAAAATCAGACAGTACGATATCACTATCCTTCATCTGTGTCTCACTGTGGTATATCCGGATCTGAACGCACTCACCCTCCGTCTGAAAGTACACTGGATGCCATATCCGCTCCTGAGAGTTCTCAAGTGGATACATCGTAAACGGATACGTCTGTAAAATATTATCTCCCATTATCGACCCGTTAGTCACACCGCTCTCTATCATCGACAGTTGCGTTGAAGAAGGATAATAGTCGACCGTCACCTCACCGTAGGTTGTACCCTTAACCGCAAATGCTATCTTGGCCAGGTAAAAGTTCTTGCCCTTATCGATGTAAAAGTTCCATTGCTTCGAAAGCATATCCATCCTGGACACGCGAGACGCCGTACCACCACCTTCGTAAGTTCCAGTTAACGTTGTATCCAAAAGCTCAAGCGTGTCCGAATCAATAACAGACACCTTGTATATCCCAGAACCCGTAAGAGTTGCACCAGAAAGGTTGAAAACCTCTATAAACTCATTGTCGTTATGCGTATGATCTACTATCGTGCAATGAACATCACCAGCAACTGTTTCAATATTTGTTATCTGCATTGCAGCTGCATTTACCGTGACATCAGTGTCACAAACGAAAACAAAGCCATGTTGGTTGCCCGCCACAACCTGCTTGTACTTTATCTGCGACACCTCATCTTCTTGATCGTAATACCCAAAAGCCGTAATGGTATCAGTAGCCGTTCCCCATGAGTCACCAAGGTAGTTGTAAATAAACACCTGGTTAGGAAACGTACGAGAGTCTGCGTGGGCCGAGTCTGTTGGATGGGACCAGTACACTAGTTCAGCAAAATAGTCCCGTATGCCACAAACTCGTTGCATCCCTTCGTCTGTCTTTCTTATTTCAAACAGCTGGTCCGATATCTCTTCATTGATCTTGGTAACGCTGGTACCAGTACAACCATGTATTGCTGTCGTACCAACGGTCAGGACTGCCTTATCAAACGGAACTGGCGACTTTAACGACTTGGAACCCAACTCTGTATTAATCTTTTGCCACCTGAACGGCATGATGTTGTTGCCTGTATCTACTATTTCCCACGTACTGTTCTCAAAGTAGACAATCAGTCGATCTCTTATGAATTCTGCAGACTGAATCTCTTCAGTTGTAGATGCATCAATCCAGCCAGCGTCAGTAGAACGCTCAGTCGTTGCGCCAATATTCCACGGGTTTGATCCAGTAAGCCACGCACTCGAGACAGCTGCCTCAACATTGTCAGGCACATCTGCTGGAAACGGGGAGCCGTTATGCGAATACCGACACCTATTTGTGTACGCTGCATTTGTAACACCAGCAACATCTCTCTCTATTGTGCTCAAGAGAAGCAATCGATCCTTAAACGGGATGATGATCTTTGCTGTCTGTACGTATGTTTCAGGAAGGTTCGCGTCAACTGTACATACCGGCCTAAACTCGTTCCAGGTTCCACCACGGTAGACATACATCGGATCATCGTTGGGACCAGGCGCTCCAATGGTAGCGTTGTAATTTGTTATAAAAACCGCTGTAAGGTCGTCACTGACCCCAGTCCAGTTCGTCGCCCATACAAAATCAGAATCGTCACCTTGAAGAACAACGGTCCCGTCTCGTTCCCATGCGTTTACTGTGCTGTCAAAGTAATAAATGAACTGTGTATCAAAGGCGTATGTAATATTGGCCGCTTCACCATCTTCTTCATCTTGAACAAAACCCATGACTGGTTCAGCCGGGTAGAAATAGACATCCGTTGCTGCAGCCGCTCCTGCAAAAACATACGCACCCGTTGTCGTGTTATATGTCATCGTTGTGGCGCCGCCGGTTGTTAACATCACTGCAGGCGCTCCAGTATCAACAACAGTAAATATTTCAGCACCTATAGAAAAGAGTTGGCCGATATAAAAGGCTGCACCAGGAACAGTGCCTGCTGCGGCACCTGCTCCATCCGTTGTGTCTACCTCGATGCGTAGCCTTGAAGTTAACTGCCTCTCCACAGGAGTAGCACCAGCAGCACCCGTAAGTGTCGAACCAAATCGCTTCCTAACAACACCTTTATGTACATAGGCATTGTTCAGACGAGAAAACGCATCCTCCGGCACTTGCCATGCTTTTATGTCTGTTACAAGGCCCGTCTTGATAGGCGCTATAAGAAACCGATCATACATTTTAAGCTCCCACTACTTTGGATTATCGTTCTTAAATTTCCATAAAATAGCCACTATTATTGCCACCCCTAGTGACGCCGACACAAACAGCACCGCAAAGCACTTCAGAATACCGCAAAGTTCCATCATATTCTCCTTAATATATGTCTATATCAGTAAAACCCGCATGACCACTGCTGTAAATTGTTGCTGTTCTCTCACTAGATTGCTGGATGGTAAGCCGCTGTAACACAATCGATCTCTGCCGAGAAAACTCAAACAATATAGCCTTTATGCTCTCAACATCCATCCTGTCCTCAAAGACCTTTTTGGCCGCACCGTAGGCTATATACTGCCACCATTGTGCAAGGTCTGGCTGATCTGCCGCATTCAACAGCTCAGTTGGCCGCTTAAACGCATCAATCTCAACACGGTAGGTTTTATCAGGAACAGGCCTAAAGGTGAACACGTTGTTCTCATACATCACAGACTTCGGTATGCCTGCACTGTACGCGTAACCCTGAGCAACAACACTCTCACCGTTGCCAGGAGCTACAGGAAACGTAAGAGAGTACACTCCAGTAAGATAATTTATCGTACCAACACTCGCCACAGCGTCAGGCTCAACAAGGTCACCTGTCTGCAATTGTATTCCAGTAGTAACATCGTACTCAGGAAGATCCTTAAGAACGATAGCGCTCCCGTTGGCATCGATCGAACTGAACGTAACGCTGTTGGCTAGAACCGGAATGTTTGAAAGAGTGCCCGCAAACAAAACCGTTACACCATCGCCAGTATCAACCGTCTTTTCAACCTGGACCTTTGGATACACCCTGTAAAAGTAGTCTCTGGACTGTGAAAACTCTATCTGATTGCCCATGACGTATGCCGGTCCATGCACGCTCTCATAAATATTCTTGAAGTTGTAGAGTGGATCATCGGCGTTAACAGTGTTCGTTGGGTATACGTCAACGTTGGGTGATAAGAAGAACACCAGCTTGTTGTCTACCGTGAACTCAGGAAAGTCATAAAGGACAAACGTGTTAACGTATGCGTCGATCTGCGCGTCCGTTAGTTGCGATGCTGATGGACTGCGGGTTAGCCTGCGTATCTTAGTTCTTATCTGTGCTAGCGTCGAAAGTGTCGCATCTGGCGCCATTGTCTGCTCCTAGTTTTAATTTTTAAAATACACAGGCTATCAACCTAGACGTTCTCTATTGTGATAATTCCAGGGTCAACAGTAGCGAAGTCCGCAGGATCAATAAATTCTAAGCTCTGGAAGCTGTATCGCTGCTTCTTCTGTCCCATCTTATAAATACTTGCTCCGTCACTGTTTACAGCGTGTGCGTGAACTGGATACCAGCCACTGCTGTTCAAGTGCTTTGCTACGCCAAGCGGTATCGTACATACCTCACCATCAACAAGCTTGTATATCGTTGGTGATTCACCAGGATACAGCCTTAGTGGGAATTTCAATGTTCCACCAGGTACCTCATGAAAGTGAAAGATACCCTTCACCTTCTCCTTGTCCTTCTCCATCTGATAATGCACGTTTTGAGGCGGCGCCTTACTTACTGTCGTTTGCTTCTTCTTTTCCATCTGCTTCCTTTCAAGTAGGGGGAGGATAGCCTCCCCCAATCAAACTAGTCTCGTGTCACTCTATGGTATGTCTGTAACAAGCGATTTGCCCGCTACCCATTTAATGACATCGCCAGAGGTTCCACCAGGACTTCCAGCTGCAATACCAGCAGTTGCACTCGTTCCAAGCACAAGAGCGATAAACATGCTGTCTACCAGTGCTCCCTCTGTTCCTCCAACAGCAGGATCCTCACCAACAGGCATAACCTGTGCAGGTGTAAACGGATATGCTGCAGGAAGTGGGAAGGTGAACGCTGTGTAACCAGTAGTATCAACGTCTATAGAGAACGTTGACGCATTGATGTTGGTTACCGTTACAAGCTGTCCGTCCAACTCAATCATTGTTGAATCAGCCGGTATGCGCATGCGAACCAATTGACCTGTTGTGTAGCCGTGATCTACCAATGTCGTAACAACAGCAGCAGCCGCCTGCGTGATGTTTGCAATGTTACGCTTCCTTGGATAGAACATGTCGTAGATCGTTCTGTTTTGAGCAATCAAACGGTATGTTCCATTAGCACCAGCAACAACACCAGGGGCCTGCTGAAGGGCATTGCCAAGCGTGAAGTCAGTATCTACAGTCACCGCACTAACCGTAAAGTCCATACCATTAAGGTCCGTATGGTCAGTACCCTGGACTCTTACGATACTTCCAATGATCATGTCGCCAGTGTCGCCAGTGTCATAAACAGGCTGCGCTGCATTTGTTCCAGCCGTTACAGCAACTGCTCCACCAGGAGTAGAGTCAGAAGAATCGATTCGCGAAATACCTCTGTAAGTCGCACCATTAAATCCGATTAACGATGTAGATCTCGAGATGATTTGAGATGCTGTAGCGTGAAAGTCGATGACAGAGTCATCTTGAGCCATCTCTTGCTGCCAGAAAAAGTTGGTAGCATCCCACTGCGTCGAAGCCGCAATGTTAGTCAGATTAGTAACATACACCCAGTCAAAGTCAGACCTCAACGGGATGATCTTGTCCGTGCCATCAGAAGTAAATTCGCCTTGCTGAATTATTGTTCCATATGTAGCCATGATTTACTCCTTTCTTATGGTGCTAGGGTTGTACGTAAGTTGATGATCCACTCATCGTTCAAGATGCGAGGAACCTCAGCAAACTTATATCCAACAGAAGCATTGAGTGCGAGTGGCCCGTCATAAATAGGCGGACGATAGATGAACTGAGCAGAATATTGATCTTGTTCAACACACGCATAAGCTTCCATCCCAACACAAAAGATATTGTATCTCATCGCACCAAGCGCCGAAGCCCCAATTTCACGAGAGCCGACCGAGGACAACAAGAATCTTAGATTCCCAATTGCTCCCCACTCCGATCTCGTAGCATTCATAGGCGACGGATACTGCGCTTTGGCAATAAAGCCAGCGGTAGCATCAAGCTCGCCAATGAGGTCTGAGTGCGCCAATGCGAAAAAAGATTCTCTAACTGGAGCAGTTCCGAACTTATCTTCACCTTCAATATTGTCCATTATAGTATAAGCGTCTGCTCCAACAAGAGTTCTAACAACGGTGTCAATATCACCAATTGTAACTTCTGTTGGGTTATCGCCGTTGACACCACCGACGCAGTTGATAGCAGCCGCACCTGCAGCAAGCATCTCACGTGTCAGTTGATCTTCGGTCTGTCTTAGAGAAACACCCAATCGCTTAGCTGCTTCATTCAATACAGGATCTTGGTTCTGGAGGGTAACCTGCTCGTTCAGTTGAACGTAGGTACCATAAAACGAAATCTCTGCATCGATGTCGATAGCTGTGAGCAATTGTGATGGTGGATGAACCCCGCCGTTCCCCAATGGAACCATAGCGGTTTCTAACGGATTATATCTCCTCATCCTAAGCGTTGTTCCACCTTTAGCAGGCATAGTCTTTTTGACAGCCGCTATCTTGTGGATCAAGTTAGGAACCGGAACACTGAGTAATTTCATGGAGAATGAATGTTGGACCGGTGCTGGGAGATTCGCCGTAGTTGTAATAGGCATAATTATCCTAAGTATTTAGAATTAATCTTTTTGCACATACACAGTGCAAAACAACTACTGTTAGGTGACGAACCCCTTACGTCAGAATGGGTTGACGAATCCCTTACGTCGAATACGGGTTGGCGAGTCCCTTACGCCCGATCATTTTCAGTATAAACAGAGAGATTAAGTATGTGCAATTGATTTGAAAAAAATGAGTATGGGGAGTATCTATAATAGACGCGAGGCAGAGAAGAGGAGAAGCTCATAACTGCCTCGCGAACACACCTAAAAAAAGATGTAGTAGTCAGAATTAACTTTTGTTGGACGCGTCTCTCATCTCTTTCCATAGCTGACGCTTAAGATCAGGCGTGAGGCCGTCAGAAAAAGCATTCGCCATAGACAGTGGGCTATCACCCTGCTGCGGAGAAACGCTGTTCATCGTTCGTGGCTTAGAAGCATTTTCTTGCGTACGCGCCCTTCCCTTTTCATGCTTATCTTCAAGATCAAGCTCCTTGATGCGACGATAGGCTGCTACGCCCTTGGCATAATAGGACGCACTTGAAGATACTATCAAATCTGTCGTGTCTGGATCCAATGACTTGAGACGATCAACATTTTCAGCACTAACAACGGAGTCGAAGTCAGCATACTGCTGCTTTAATCGAGAATGATCTGCAACCTGTGCTTGCTCGCTCTTATACTCATTCATTTGCCGCCTAAGGCCTTCCATCTCTTTCTTGAGGTGCTTACCCTCAACAAAGTCTTCGTCGCCGTACGTTGGCTGCTGCGCCTTATCCTGCATCTCCTTGAGCTGCGCCTCTAAACGAGCCTTCTCGCGCAACGCCTCCGCTTTCTCCTCACGAATGCGAGCCATGTTTACATCAGGCGAGTTCTCTTGGTGCGCCTGTGCGGGCTCTTTAGTAGTAATATCACCAAGAACAACGTCGCCCGATGGTGTTGGTGACTCTTGTGCCGTTTCTTCTAATTTATTATCAACTGCTTCTTCCATACCTCTCTCCTTACGATAGTATATTCGAATCCCTTCTTTCTCCATTAAGCTTCTTTGACAGCCTCAAAAGGGTGCCATCATCAAATTTTAACACAAAATCTAAAAGTGAGTACTGATCTGTTGGAACCAATAGTGCGTTCTCCTTCATGCGCTCAACCGCATCTTTGGCCGGAACAACCCACATGAACTCTAAATTGTCTCCATCACGATGATACTTGTACACGACCTGATCGTAGTCCGGTGTCGGGCACGAACGCCTGGCAAAGAACAAGTTTCTAATAACGTTCTTCATCGTACGCTCTTTTTTTGTAAGAACAACAACGTAAAAATCACCATTAAAATCAGCCTTGTTCGTAGCCACGCACTCATGAATGCTCTGCTCGTACTCAGATAGCTGCTCACGCATCTGATCATGCGCTGAGTGCTTGACCGGACCCTGTCTCTGAAGATCTGCCGCTACAGCCCCCACCGTCTTTCTTGGCGCTTCACCCATGTTTCTCCTACTTCTTCCCTTCGATCCGCCTTGTCAGCCGCTTGGTTCGGTGCTTAATAAGTTGCTTACCTAAAAGACTCAATATTGCCTTTACAGCCTTGATGAGCATCATTAAAATCCTTTCTCTTTTACCAGGAAGCGACATCGCTAACGGGCTTTGGATCTCCTTTTTTGCTACTTCATCAGCTAGCTTTTTAGCCTTTTTTGGGTTTCCCATGCTTCTTTAACACTTTCTTCTTCTTTTTTCGTTTCTTTACAGATTTAACAACAACCTTCTCAATAGGCCTATGAACGACATGCTTAATGATTGGCTTCTTTGGATCTAACTCAGGATATCTCTTGTAAATCTCAGCCTCAACCGCTTTAGCATTGGGCGAAAGGTGAGCATTGGACAGCGCATACTTCGCATCCTTAAGGCTTTCGATAGGAAGGCTATGCATACCAGACGGATCCCAAACAGATTTCCTGGAAACGATTAGCCTTACATTCTTCTTCGGCATCTAGCTCTCCCCTCTAAGCCCAATGTCTCTAACTGCGTCATTAATGCATTCGATAACAGCCTCTTTCACCATGTTGAGCCTGTCCAAATCATGGCGCATCGGCCTCTCGGCAAGTATCTCTCTCTCATGCTTTCCTACTATATCACGCCCAAAGTTCTCATTGACGTCGCGAGTAATAGCAGTAATGTTTATGTCAATAGAGTAATCGCAGGAATTATCAAGGTAGCACCATATGGCATGGCTGAATAAAGTATCAATTATAAAATCTTTAAACGCGCCAATCGAATCTGCATCATACTTTACACGCCATATCAGACCTAAATCTGTAACCGTTTCGCAGTCAAGCAGCAGACCCTCTATTTCTAAGTCTATGTATGTTTCGTTATTTTTAACGGTAACCGATCTCTTCGAACCGATTGATGCTGTTACCTTCTTCTTCGGCATCGAGCTTCTCCTTCTTCCGAACAAAGCGTTTTTTGTTTCCAAAAGCATCAACCAGGCCGCAAGCAGGTGGGCCTAGGATGTCCAGCGCTATCCGTTTGGCCTTACCATCTCTTCGTATGTTAACTGGCATCTATTCTCCTGTTAAAGTGGGAGGCGGGGAACAAAGTAACCGAACAACCCGCCTCCCGTATAGTAATGAAGCAATGTTAGTACTTCGTTGAGGCTTTCTCTCTCATCGCTGTATTGTGCTCAGACTTCTTCTGCTGGTCAATGCCACTCATCCCATCGTTAAGATTTTCAGGAAGGTACGAACCGTCCTTAGGATAATATGACATTACAAGCTGAGTCGGCATAAGCGCGATACCTCGTGCGCCCGAGATCATCTCACCGTCTTTCTTTGCCATCTTCTTATCGTAGTATCTCTTCTTTGGCATAACATGCCCTTTCTTGGAAACTGATGCCCGTGCATCAAGGTTGAAAAATACCTCTATCCTGGCCCAGCTAAGTCAGTAGCCGCGCTCTTTGCCTGCTGCATCGAGGTAGCCACCGCTGCGGGCTTTGCAATATCAACTCTTTGCTCTTCCGCACTCTCCTGTGCCGCTAGCAACCGTGAGAGCTGAACAAGCTTTTCAAGCTGCTGTATGTCTATCGTCTCTATCTCTTGCAGCGCCTTAACGATGTTCAGTACGCCTTGAGTTCTATCCTTTTCGGCCTCTGCGCGACGTTCAACGGCAAGTGCCTCGTTCTCTTGAACCCTGCTGAACCGCTCAACACCAAGACCCTGATCTGCAACCGTGCGCGCCTTGGAAAGCTCAATCTCTGCATGCGCCTTGGCCATCTCGGTCTGCAACTGCATCTTCTCAAGCTCTGCCTCTTCCTGCTGCTGCTGCATAACAGACTCAACAAGCTCCTTCTTGTTCTGTAACGTGGTGGCCTCAAGTATAACATCGTCCGGTATCGCAACTCCAACTTCCTTAAGGTGAAGCAATTGTGCAAACTGCATCTGTCGTTGCGTAGTTGTATTAATGCCCTCTTCAACCGCTGCGTCATACTTGCCAAACGCTTTGTTATAGAACTGATCAGTTGGCTGCTGCTCTATAATGTTCTCTACCTTGCCCGGAGTAAAGTTGCTTTGAATAACGTCGAGCATGAGGCCGCCAAGCAACTTCTGCGACCTATCAAGCTGGTCAAACAGGATCTGCAAGGTGGTCAGGCCAGCACCTTGACGCAGCATGGATAGTATTCCGGCCTTCTCATCGGTTGCACTACCTAGAAGCTCTTCATTAACACCCGATATCTCTTGTATCTCACGTCCTAGGAGCTCCGAAAGCTGGATCATCGAAGGCGGGATCTGAGGAGGCATGATCTGCTCAACATCTGTCATGAGCGCAGTCTGCTTAAGTGCAAGACCTCGACCTTGACCAGACAAGAACACATCTTTGGGATTGACCAGCGAGTCGATCTTGTACTTGAATCCTGAGTTTATCTGACTCTCAAGGATATCAAGCTCGATCACCTTTCTGCGATTGTAAAGATACTGGGAATCGCGGAGACCTCGTACGATCCCCTGTATCCTCCAAGGATATTCCGACATCTGAGGGTTGTAATACCCAAAAACGGGAACAAATGGATACTTATCTGTGCCCATCGTGTTAGGTCCGTCATACATAACCGCTCCCTGAACAACAACAGCCATCCTTACAGTGGGAACTTCACTTTCTATGACAGACACACGTGGGTAGAACTTTAAATACTCTTTAAGCGCATCCTCATCGTCGCTGCGCCACTCCATTGTTTCGCCAGTAACTGTATCAACCAGCATCTTTTGTGATCGATAGTCCCTGTAGTAGAACTCATCGTACGCTAGAAGGTTCTTTGGACCAGCGTTATAACTTTCAGGCATGTAGTTGAACTTGCCGTCACGGTCATCCTTGGCAGGTAACGCCATGACGCGATCGTAGTGATCGGGAAGCAGTGATAAGACCTCGCGCCTGTTGAGATACGAGCGCCGCCATATGCCATTGCAGTCGGATAAATCCTTTTTCCTAAAATAGGGATCAATCAGAAATGCGTTGTGCGCGCAATTGTCCACCCGTATAGAGCCGGATACTGGATCGGCCCGATAGTCGACCCAGACCTGTAGTAGATTCATCCCAGTAACAAGAGACCCATGGAACGCCTCCGATACTGTATCGAGCACACCCTCCTTCTGATTGATCCACATTAGAATCTTTGTAAACTGATCCGAAGTGTCAGCATCACCGTTCTCGACCGGAGTCACGATCGTCGACTTACGGTTACGACGCTGCCACCCAGATATCATATTGACGACACGCCTTATACGATTGAAATTGAACTGTCGACGACGATTGTTCGGTATGAG